AACTCATGAAATATGGTTTCAGACCAGATGATCGTCGTGGTAAAGCGAACCGCATGGCTGGTCCAGGGCGAATGAATGTTCGTGCCGATGCACTCAACCAAGGGGGTATGCTCACGAACGTGCGACTCGATACAACTCGGGTAGACGGTCGGGTCAACCCCCAGAACGGCGCTTGGACGCAGCAATACACGAACGATTCTTACCACGATTTCAACCCACACAAGGGTAACGCGAATCCATATGCATCCAATTCCAGCTTGAATGTGGCGAAGAGACAATTGTTGAATAACCCACTCGCCCACCACCTTTCCTAAATAATAATAGTATGAGTATTAACACTCATTAAAATATTGTCCATATATTTTAATGAAGGTCCATGTACTAGACATAGATAGTGGCGAAAGAGACCCGATACTTTACCCGGATCCAAGTGATTACACGATGTCACTCACAAACCCCGTGTATGACGTTTCAAAGATAACACTCGTGTCTGCGCGTGTACACAATAGTCAATTGCTTATTCACGATAGAAACAATACCTTTACTTTCAACGATAGTACGAGTGATTACGAAGTTGTACTCCCAAACGGCAACTACGACGGCGATGAACTCGCGCAAACACTTGAAACCTCCATTAACACGGCCGTGGGTGGATCCAATTTTATCACGAGCAACGCGTACGATTCTTCCTTGAACACCATAACCCTCGGTGCAACGAATGCATTTACATTTAAGTTTTACGATGGTACGAATGGATACACGTCTACAGGTGAATACACGACGCCACACGATGTACTCGGGCTTCCAGCGCGTAACGTGTCTTCAACGGGCACATCAATCACCACGGGCTCGTTAAATTTACAGGGTGTGGATGCATTCGTCTTACGATTGAGTAGTGGTTCAGATGAATTCAATAAAACCATATACTCCGCGACTCCATTTTATACGGGTAGAATTTTGGTATGTGGGGACGTGATTAATTTTTCGAGTGGTGATGATACGGTAGAGCACAACTTTGATTCTGGATCTAAACAAAAGATAGATGATATACGAGTGCAGTTCTTTTACAGTAGCCACAATAGACTCATACCATACGATTTTAGAAATGCGAATCACGTACTGAAACTTGCGATCGCCTGTTCTACTGGTAAGGCCGAAACTGTGCCTCGAGTTGAAAAGGATTTCTCATTGCCTGCGCCTATGCACATACCTGATCTAGAGCATGTGAATAGATGGGATGCATTTGTATCCATCTTTTTGATAGTGTCTACGTGTGTTGTGCTTTTGCTCGCGATGAAGAAACCTAGCGCGTAACCGCGAAGATTGGTTGCGCTGGCTTTTGGACACGAGTGGACACACGAGAAACACCGAGGTACACGAGGATGGAGAGGAGGGTGGTGAAGAGGGCGGTGAGGGTGTAGTTCATACCACCGTTCTTGTTAACCTTGACGATTTGGTTAACGATCCATCGGACGAGGTCCATCCAGGACAAGGCCGCGGCGAAAGAGAAGCCGGCGACGATGGCGTTCAAAGATTGAGATTCGAGCTCTTGGCTGACGAGGGTAACAGTTTCGGCGGCGGTGGACATTGTATATATTAATAAAAGAAAATTTTATTCTGGTAGTAATTCTTCTACAGTAAGAATCTTCTTATATGTTTTTGTCTTGTATCCTTTCAACCCTTTCTTACCAGATTCAGAATCTGACTCGGATTCCGACTCAGATTCTGAATCTGACGAATCGTCGTCAACCTTAAATGATTTGTACTCGGTTGATGACCAGCCATATGGTTCATCCGATGCGTCCATTACTATCAATAGCATTTTTTAATATTTGTTCTGACGGATTGGTTGGCGTCCAAGAATTCCATGCGTCATACGCTTCGTTTACTTTTAAGAATTTTGGATCGCTTCCTGAATATCTCTCGAATGGTATGTCTTCTTCATCGACAACTTCCAGATCTTCCACGTCTTCATCTGTGTCTTCGAGCACGCTTCCAAGGTCTTGTCCGACTGTGTGCATAACACAGTATTTAGATGCATACTCCAAATCTTGTGCGAGCACCACATCTCGCCCACACGCTTTGGAGTATTCGCATGCGAGAAGCATAGATTTTTCAATCACCGGTACCACGATGTTGAGTATGCTTTCGACCATTTGTTCGCTTTGTACGTTTGTATCGCTTGGTAATCCAAAACCTGTCTTCATCATGAATTAAATAATAAAGAAGCAGTTCCGTTCTCCACACGGAGTATATTATTACTGAGCGCGTAAACTCTAAGTTGTCTTTTGCCTGTACCAAACAGTTTAGCTTTAATGAGCTGATCTTTTATGTATGAAAAATTTATGTACCCCGTTGATTCGTGATTTTCTGGTTCAAGAGCGAAACTATATGTATAAAATCTTCGAAGAAGTTGAGTTCTCGAGTGGTGTATACCACTCTGTATGGATCTGAGGTTTATGAGATCCCCTGTGATATCTGTGAGTACATCTTGGCCATCGAGTGTGAGGCTTATGGATTTCAAATTTTCGTAGTTTGTAAAGACAAACCCTGAACCGTCGATCACTTTATCTACCGATGAATCGTAATCCAATGGAGTCACGAAATTTTTAGTACCGACCTCGCGTTCGTTGTGCCTTTGCACAATGAACATCAATTCTTTGACTGGGTTTTGAAACGAAAGTCTATCCGTTATTTCAGTGTCATTCTCCCCTATATCAAACGATTGTTCTTGAAGTTGTGTGATCACGTAATCGACTCGCTTAGGAAATTTTTTATCTTTCACGGAAACCATTTCCACGTTCAATTTTATGCTCTTTATGAGGTTTTTGTATTCTTCACCCAGGTAATAAATACCACTCGCGGATGGAGGACTTGTTTTTATGCCGTAAACACAATCTTTTACGTCTCTCAGTTTAATCACTATTTCAACTTCTTGATTGCGTATGGCGTATAGAGGTATCGCGAGTTCAGGGTTTTTGTAAAAGTAAAACGGTATGTCTACGAAATATTTTGTAACTTTAGTTGAGTTTGTAGTTAAGTGTCCATTGATGGTTAAATCATTCGCTACGGAATACGTACTGAATTCCGTGTATGGTTTTCCTATGAGATTAGATAGAGATCTTTGGTGTGTCTGCGTGGTGTAGTTCTCGGAGTGTATAGTTAAGAAATCACTCGTAACGCGTTGTATTAATGTACCACCTATATACAAATCCGCATGTTCAATCATGACGTGACCGATGCTTTCGTTATACGAGATGTAACTGTACCCAGATGGAGACGTTTGATTTAATGGGTTCAGTTCCACACGTACACTCGCCGTTTGTAGTAAGTCCCCTTGGTTTTGTGGTACGACACATCTTATTTCTTGACCAAAGTCAAGTTCGCCGTCGAAATCTAAATCTGTGTGAAACCTAGAAAAATTACCATGGGTTTTAAAGTTTTTGATAAAATAGGTAAATTCTGGGTCATCCGTGAAATATTTGTCCTGTGGGCCCTTTGTATCCAATTGAATTCTACCGGCCATTACTACTATAGCTCCCTAAAATTTTAAACCCGCTAAACCACTTTCCACACGCAACACGTTGTAATTCAGTGCATAGACACGCACGGTGTTATCAAATGAAGATTCTTCTATCTTTACATTCAGAAGTTTGTGAATTACACGACTCATGTTCACTTGACCAGTTGGATAGTACATCTCTGGTTTTATGGAAAAGCTGTGAATACCGAACGTGTGCTCGGTGTCTATGTATCCAGTGTGATGTTTGAGTGGCTGTTCGCTCGATAACATTAAATCATCTGAATCTATCACTTCGTTGTTGTTAAATTTTAGGTTTACGTTGGTTATTTTTGTGTGTTTGTATAAATCATCACTCACCGCTACAAAGAACATCTCTTTGACCGGGTGATCAAAATTAATCATGACGGATCTATCGGTTTGACCAGCTTTTATCTTAAATTGCGCCATTTGGAGCTGTGTGATCACATATTCAATGGGTTTAGACAGCAAAAAGTTGCGTTCATCTTCAGTGACGAACACGAAATCAGTGGAAACAGACATGCTTTTCACCTCTGGTTCAATTACACTGGAAGGCATCGCAGACGCGACACCCGTCTCTCTATCGTATTCTACCACGAGTTCATCGTATGGCTTTGTTTTTATTTCCAATTCTACGATCTGCTTTGTGAGTGCACACACGGGTATAGCTAAACTTGGATTTCTCAAGAAATAAAACGGTAAGTGTAGCCTGTATTCGTAATCCTTAAACAATATGATCGGGTATGAATTGTGGCTCGTCACTGGCTTTATCACGAATTCTATATCATCTGAATTGAGATTCAATTGGTTATACATGTATATGTATTCACCCGTGAGGCGTTCGATCGTCTGCGAACCTATCTTCAGGTCTACGTAATCTATCATTCTAGTCGCGATGGATTTGTTCCACCGAACACTCTTG